GGCGGAAGCGTGGCGACAGTTCCCGCAGGACAGCAGGCAACATTGGTCTGCGATTCTGTCAACCTGCTGAACGCCAACACTGTTCTTGCTGGAGCCAGTAGCATTTCCCTGACCGATGGAAATGTTGCCGTCCCGGCGTTGAACTTTTCTTCTGAGACATCGACTGGTGTGTATCGCGCAGCCTCGGGCGAGTTCAACACCGCCATCTTGGGCGTGTTGCGCTCCACCCTGTCTGCCTCTGGGCTGGCGATTGTGGGCACAGGCAACTTCACTGGCGGCGTTTTGGGCGGCACGTTCTAATGGTTCAAAAAGTCTTCACCATTGACACCATTGCTGGCGTCCAGCGAGATGGAACGGTGTTTGACAAAAACTACTACACCGATGGGAAGTGGGTCAGGTTCCAGCGTGGTCGTCCGCGCAAGATGGGTGGTTACAGGGTCATCTCAAATCAGTTGAGCGGCCCATCCCGTGGCATTTGGGTCAACACCCAGAACGCATTCACATCCATCTTCAGTGGGTACAACGATGGTCTGCAAGTTCTGACCATTGACGAGAACGGCATCGGCTCTGGTGTACAAGATTTCACCCTTAGTAACTTCACGGCCAACGACAACAACCTGTGGCAGTTTGATGGTTTCTACGATGTTTCTGGCTCTGGCTTGCAGACCATCCTTGCTGCGCCATGCCAGAACCTGAACAGCATCAGCAGCACGGTAAACACTCCTGTGCTGATTGGCAGCATCACTGGCACAACCATGAGCCAGATTGGTGTGTTCACTGACTCAGCCACCACGACCAACACCAACGCAACCATTGTGTTGGCCGCATCAAATTCCTTGATTGGGCCGGGGCAGTCTGTTTCTGGCGCGGGCATCCAAGCAGGCACCACCGTGGTGTCCGTGTCAACGGTCAACGTGGTGCTGTCTCTTCCAGCAACGGCCAGTGCAACGGTGACGGTGACATTCAACAACAACGTCTCAGTGTCGGGCGGGGTGGTCTCCTTGCACCCTTACGTCTTTGTGTATGGCAACGACGGGTTGATTAGGAACTGCGCCGCAGGCAACGCCGAAGACTGGGTGTCTGCGGACGCCAACGAGACCAACGTAGCCACCGGGAAAATTGTCCAAGGGCTACCCGTCAGGGGTGGCTCAAACGCGCCCTCTGGGCTGTTCTGGAGCCTTGACAGCCTAGTCCGCGTGTCCTACATCGGCGGGCAGGGAACTCCTGCTCAATACTGGCGCTACGACATCATCAGCAGCCAGTCTTCCATCCTGTCCAGCCAGTCCGCCATTGAGTACGACGGCATCTACTACTGGTGCGGCGTTGACCGATTCCTGCTGTACAACGGTGTGGTCAAGGAAATTCCGAACGCCATGAACCAGAACTACTTCTTTGACAACTTGAACTACGCCCAGCGCCAAAAGGTCTGGGTGAGCAAGGTGCCACGGTTTGGCGAGGTGTGGTGGTTCTACCCCAAGGGCGATGCAACCGAATGCACCGACGCCATTATTTACAACGTGCGTGAAAACATCTGGTATGACGCCGGGGAAGCGGAAGGCGCTCGTCGCTCTGCTGGGTACTTCTCCCAAGTGTTTGCCTACCCGGTGCAAGCGTCATGGGATGTGACCACTGAGGCAGTCGTGACCACGGGGTCTTTTGTGGTTCTTTCTGGTAGCACGTTTGTGTACACGGACACCTATGATGGCAACATCATCCTTGACCAACTGGTCTCTGGCGCTGGCATCACCTCTGGCACAAAAGTCAACGGCATCACCTCCAGCAATATCAAAGCCCTGTACACGCTCGTAGGCGGCTCTGCGTACACCGATGGCACCTACACCAACGTAACCCTCACCGGAGGCTCTGGAACGGGCGCAAGGGCCACCGTGGTGGTGTCTGGCGGGGCAGTTACGTCCGTGACCATCACCGCCCGTGGCGCGGCCTATGTCGTGGACAACACCTTGAGCGCTGCTGCGGCATCCATTGGCGGAACTGGCTCGGGCTTCTCCATCAAGGTGCAGACCATCTACCAGCAGGCGGTGACGTTGTCTGTGGCGGCTACGGCTTCAGCCACCACGACCCTGACCTTCTCCACCGAGCCAGACCTCATCCAAATCTTCCAGCATGAGATTGGCGTGGACAGCGTCAATGGGCAGGATGTGCTTGCCATCGAGAGCTTCTTTGAGACCAGCAACCTTGGATGGGTTGACGGAGGCCCGTCACAGCCTGCGCCTGTTGGCCTCAACAAGTGGGAGCGTCTGGAGCGCGTCGAACCTGACTTTCTGATGGAGGGCGAAATGAGCTTGGTGGTCACTGGCCGACCATTTGCTCAGAGCGTGGACAAAGAAAGCGACCCCTACTTGTTCGACAAGAACACGGGCAAGATTGACATGCGTGAGCAGCGCCGCGAGATACGCCTGCGCTTCATCTCCGATGTGGCTGGCGGCGACTACCAGTTGGGCAAGACCTTGCTGCACGCAGACGTTGGGGACACAAGACCGTATGGCTCTTAATCCCGCCCTCATTTACGACCCGCGCTTTCACACCTTTGAGTCGTGGGCAAGCCTCATGTGTGAGCTTTACGCCCCGCAGCAACTTGAGATACCAACCGTCCACACCGACTGGAAGACTTGGGGCAATGGGCTGTCCGCAATTGACGTGTTCACCAACGAGGCCATCCCACGGACGGAGTCATTTGAAAACTGGAACGACTGGGCAGAAGCCCTAGTCAGCGCTGTCAACCCTGCAACGCAGTCAACCTAATGGCCGTTGTAGCTAAAGTCCCCTTCGCTCAAGTTCACCAGACATGGCCGCTGGTGGAGCAGTATTTTGCTGCCGTCGAACCGCACACCAAGGGTGACTACACGCTTGACCAGATTCGGATGAAGCTGGGTGTGGGAGACTGGTGGCTCATCACCTTTACGGAGGGTGAGACCATCATCGGTTCGCTGTCGATGGTTTATGAAAACCGGGCCAATGCCCGCGTGGCCTTCATCACCTGCTTAGCCGGGGAAGGAATTACCACCGATGAAAACTGGGCACAACTGCAAGACATATGCAAGAAAGACGGAGCCACCATGATTGAAGCGGCCATGCGTCCGTCCACCTTCCGACTCTGGTCACGACTAGGGTTTGAGGAGAAGTACCTTATTGCGGAGGTCAAGCTGTGAACATTCTTGAGCAAAAGCGCAAGCTGCTAGGCCACTGCTACATGGGTGGCGGAGGCAGCAGCGGAAGCGGTGGCGGCAGCAACCCCGGAGACACTGGTAGGGGTGGTGGTGGCGCTCATGTTGGTGAAGGTAGCGGTGCTGCGCCAAGAGATGGTGGTGCGCCTCCTAGTGGGGGTGGCGGAAACAATGCCGCAGCCGCTGCTGCCGCAGCAGACGCCTCAAGAGCGCCCATAGGAGAAACAGCAAGAGAAGCGGCTGCTGCACCAGTAAATACACCCTCTCCGGCGGCGCAATCTGATGCTGACAAAACTGCCGCAGACAATGTGGCTCGTGAACGAGCAACTACGGTGGCAGCAGCAGCAGAAGCCCAAAGAGCAGCAGAAGCACAGCAAGCCGCAGCCGCAAGCCTGATGGGTGGCGCGGGAGAAAACCCTGCGCTCTCTCCCTTTTCAGACGTTAGCTTGTCCACCAAGCAAGAGGCTAATTTAGCCAAGACGGAGCAAGTCAATGCCCTGCGGCAGCAAGCCAGTGAAAAGTTGGCTTCGTATTACGGAGGGGATGCCAACAAGTACGCTACCACGGCAGACAAAGACCCAAGTGCAGTAGTCAATGTTTACAAAGACTTGATGGGGCCGCTCACTAAGCAGACCATGATGCTCGGTGGCGGCAAAAACAATCCAGAAGGCCGAGAAGTCAGCGTTGACGTTCCACAAAACGCTTTTGTTGACGCCTTTGGGCGGTCGCCGACCTACGCTGAAGCTAAGGCACTTCAAGCGGCTGGGCTTGGAAACATAACAGGCGTCAATGCAAAAAACTTGACCAACATGAATGCGTCCGTTGAGGGCGTAGAGGGTCTCACTTACAACGACCCCGGTCAAACTGCTGACAGCATTGTTGCGACTACAGATTTTGTAAATTTCATGGAGCCATTGGCACGAGCAGCGGCTATGTTCATTCCCGGCGCAAGTCTGGCGATGACTCTGAACGACATGTACACCGGGAAAATCACGGCAGGGGAAATTGCATCTAGCACCTTGCTTAGTATGCTTGCCAAGAACCTTGGTATACCTGTTGGCATAGTCACCAGTGCCATCAACGGCAATCCGGGCGGCATGTTGTCTTCGGCGTTGGTTGGTCAAATCAATTCCTACGCATCAAAAGAGCTTGGCACCAACCCAATCTTCACTGGAATTTTGGGCAAAGAGTCGGGCCTTTATGGCAATATTGGCAAAGCCACCAGCGGCCTGAACCAGAACTTTGGCACCACAAAAGCAATCTCCAATGCCTTCAACGAGGGCTTGAGAAACTTAGGCATCACGGCGGGCACAGGTGCCCCAAATGCTGCCACTGGCGAGACAGTAAACACTGGTGTCAGTACGCAGGACACGCTGTCAAATTACCTTGATAGCGCCAGCAAAGGCTCCTCCGGTTCGCCAGCCCCAACGCCCACTCCAACTGCGCCAACTGCGCCAGCCGTTCCAGCAAAAGCGCCAACGAGTGGCAAGACGTCGTCATCGCTTGATGCGCTTGGCGCTGCCGCGTTTGGCTTGTCTGGTGCGCTTGGTTCATCTTCTGGTTCGTCTGCATCAACTAACAACACGGCGTCACTGTCCTCTGTTGCGCCACTCAGCTTGGCCTCCAGCTTTCAGACCAAGGTCATACCCAACCAGCCCAAGTTTGAAAGCGTCTTGGATGAGTTCAACCAACTTCAACAATCAAATGACCCCAATGCTGTCCAATACGCATTGAGTGACCAAGCCCCGCAAGGAACCGACATGAACCCCTACACCTATGGCGTTGACCGACCCATTGAAGACATCCTGAACCAGCAAGCTGCCGCCGAACAAGAGACCGGGTACTCCCCGGACGGCGTGCCCGACTACATGAAGACAGGAATTCAAGCCGCAACTGGCGGCGCAATGAATGGCACTAGGTACGGAAAATATGCCCGTGGTGGACTCAGCACGCCCCTGATGGCAGCAGGCGGGAAGATGCGGGTGGACTTCCGTCATGGTGACGCCGTAACGGGTGCTGGAGACGGTCAGTCGGACGACATCCCGGCCATGCTGGCAGACGGTGAATTTGTGTTCCCAGCCGACGTAGTTGCGGCCATCGGAAACGGCTCCACAAAGGCGGGGTCGGATAAACTATACGACATGATGCACGGCATTCGTGCCCATGTGCGGTCAGCAAAACCCAAAGATTTGCCACCCGAAATCAAGTCACCGTTGGACTTTTTGAAGAACACCAAGCGGCAAGGAGCTAAACATGGCTGATACCATTTTTGATACGCGGGCAAATCCAGATGTAACGCGAACATCGACCACCACTCAACAAGCGCCCAGCTACTACACCAATTACCTGAGTGGCCTGTCCCAAGCGGGGCAGACGGCGCTTGCAGCCCCCAACAAGGTTGCTCCCCTGACGGAGATGCAGCAGCAAGGCTTTGCCGCCACCCCCGGTGCCGCAACAGCCTACAGGCCCGGTCTGACCGCCGCTACGGCCACCGCAGGCACGGCAGCCGCTGGCGCTGCGCCGCAGATACAAAACTTCATGAATCCGTACACCACCAACGTGGTGGACGAGATGGAGCGCTTGCAACAGCGAAACATCCAGCGCAACTTGATGCCGCAACTCAAGGCTGGCTTTGTCAGCACGGGTGGTCTGGGTAGCTCACGCTACGCCAATGCAATGGGTCAAACAATGTCTGACCTACAGTCGGACTTGACTGGTCAACAGTACGGGGCTTTGGACAAGGGCTACAACGCCTCCGTGACCGCTGCACTGAACAACGCCCAATTGCAAAACCAAGCAGCAAGAACGCAAGCTGATATTGCTGGGCAAGAGCAGTCCCTCGGACTCACTGGCGCTGGCGCATTGACCAAGGCTGGCACAGAACAGCAGTTGTACGAACAGTCGTTGCTTGATGCTCCACTGAAGACCGCAACAAACGTGTCCCAACTGATGCGCGGGTACACCGTGCCGGGTGGCACCACAGTGGAAGACAAAGGCCCACAAACCAGCGGCTACTACCAAGGCTCACCATTGGCTCAAACACTTGGTGTTGGTGCTTCGCTTGCCAGTGGTTTTGGCACTACATACGACAAGTTTGGCAACGCCACTCCAAACTACCTGCAAAAACTTTTTGATAGCTCGGGAATTTCTGGGTTGGCATCTTCTGCTGGCAGCAGCATTTCCAACTACCTCAAAGGCTTTGGCGGCGGTAGCAGCGGTTCTTCAGGCGGCTCTTCCGTTGGGGGCAAGCCCGGAGAAATGGGAACGGGGACTGGCAATATTGGCCCAGAAATGAACACTAGCGACGGCGTCAGATACAACAGCGATGGAACCATAACGGACTCGGCTGGTAACAAGTTTGATTCAGGCGGCAACTACATTGGTTCAGATACATCCACATCGGGTGGCCCATTGGATACTGGCTACACAACGCCTTCAGACCCTTATTACACCGGGCCGCTTTCACCGGGCTATCAATATGACAATCCTGCCACATTCCCGGACAGTGGGGTTGATTACAGCTATGTGAATCCCAACGCAGGAGGTGGGAGCCTTGATACAAGCTACTGGGATTATTTGAATGAAGGCCCATAAGGAGTAAGTCATGGCAAAGCAACAAGCAGGAGCCTTGTCCGCGTTGAAAGTGAAGCCAATGTATGGCGAAGCGATTGAAGAGGACGATGACGTTGACGAAGCAATGCGTCGGGTCATGGACGCCTACACGGCGCGTCAGCAACGCAACTACGACCCAAGCCTCATGGCAATCGGCCAAGGGCTTCTGGCGTCCCGTGGCAACTTTGGCGAAGCGGTTGGCATGGCGTCGAAGAGCTACGAGGACATGCAGTCCAAGCTGCACCAAGAGGAGATAGACACCTCCGCTGCAAACCTCCAGCTTGCACAGTCACGCCGCGACCAAGCGCTCATGCGCCAAAAATCAAAAGCCACCGCAGGATTGTTTGGCGGCACTTCTGGTGAAGGTGCGTCAGATGATTACGGCGACCAAGATGCCGTGTCATTCCTTGTAGCCAACGGTATGCCGCGCAAAGAAGCAGTTAACTTGCTGGTTCAAGAAGGCGTTCGCCCAAGTCAAAAATTAAGTGAGACTGGCATAGGCATGGACGCCATGAAAAGGTACGCCAAATACGTTACCACCTATGGCAATGATGAAAATGCCAAAGCGCTTATGGAGATGATGAAGCTCCAGAACCAACAATTTACCTACCAAAATGGTGTCAGGGTGAACAACCTGACGGGAAAGGCGGAGTATGTTCAGCCCGAGGGACTACCTCCAGCAGGCGCAAAAGAAATTGACTTGTTCATGGGCACAGGAACCTACAAGGTTGACGCACGCACAGCCAAGCTGTACGAGTTTGCCAACAACCAAGGCCCAGAGGTAGCCAAGAAATTTGCTGAAACGTATCTAAAAACTGGCGTTGTTCCAAAAGACATTGTTGACAAATACAACGAGCAGCAATCAGGTGCCAAAGCCCCATCGGGCGGTGAAATGGTGGACGAGCAGCAACTCAAAAACGTCTTCACTGGTCTTCAACTGAAAGCGCCTTCTTTGTTCTCTGCTGTTTCAACGGAATCAGGAGAACGCACTCCTTTGCAGCCGTTGCCAAAAGGTACAAAGTTGAGTCCTATCGAAGCAGAAGTGATAGGTTCAATGTTCCGCTTGAAAAACGCCAAGTCAGAAAAAGACGTAAATCCATTTGACCTTCAGGTGCTTAATTTCCTCAAGGCAAACGCAACCAAGGGAATTCCGCTTGAAGGCGGCGCTGTCGAACCAGCCGCAGCCATCAAGGTTGCAGCACCACCAGCGCCTGCTGCTGCTGTAGCCGCGCCTGCGCCCGCTGCTGCCTCAGTGCCTGCCGTTAAAGCTGCTGCCCCTGCTGCCGTGGTGCCCGTTGCCAAAGCTGCTGAAGCGCCCGCAAAGGCCGCTGCCGTGACTTCTGCCCCGCCATCTGCGGCAGCGTCTGCTGGATTAAAGCCACCAGCACCGCCAAGGATTATTAACGTCCCGCCGTTAAAAGCCAACGCATCGTTGGAGGAAAAACAATCACAAGATGCGCTGAAAGCAAATGCTGAAGCCGCAAACAGCGCTGAGAGGGAGCGGTTCCGAATTGAGTCGGAGCAGTACGCCAAAGAAATCAATCGGCCCAAAGATGTTGAGGCTGCCATTGAAGAAGCCGTGCAAAAGAAAAGAGGTGAGCTTGCCGAAGTGGATGAGCAGACATTCGTAAAGTCGTTGAACACTTCTCGGCAGATGAAGTCTGCCAGCTTGCGCGTGCTGAACAACGTAATTAAAAACCCAAAGGCTCTTGGCTTACTTGCTGACCCCGGATTGTTTAACGCGGTCGCATCATTGGTCTCTGATGGCATTTCTCTTGGGAACACAACTGTAAAACTTGCAGATGCAGAGGGCGCTTTGGCAAAAGTAATGCCCGACATGACTAAGCAAGATTTGCAAAGCCGCTCTGAGATAAGCAAAGATTTGGCTGAGATTGAGTTGTTGTACACCAGAGAGTTTTTGACCGGGCAAGGCGCAGTCACGGAGAACGAACGAAAAATTGTTCGCAACCTTGGCGGCACTGTTTCTGACAGCCCAACTGTATTGGCTCGGCGCATAGAACTACTGGTAGCCAAAGCCAAACACAACCAAGATAAGGTCACGGCGTTTCAAGACTGGAGAAACGACAAAACCAAAAGCAAAGGCAAGACCATAAACGACTGGATGTCAAGTTCAGAAGCCAGAAAACTTGATGCCGACTACGACAAGACAACCGACAGCTTGTACAACAAGTTTTTTGGCAAGCCAGCGACAACTACGTCATCTGGTGAAGCAGTGCCGCCACAACTCAAGAACGCAAAAGAAGCGCTTCTGGAATCCTTGAGAAAGAAATAATTTATGGCCGACCTTACCTTCATCAACTCACTGAGCGATGAGCAGGCTGCGTATGCTCTGAAAGTCGCCCAAAAAGCCGAAGAGATGGGCGTGCCCAAGACTCTGGCCCTTGGCATTGTGATGAACGAAAGCCAGTTCAACCCCAAGGTAAAAGACAGTCGGGCGGGTGCTATTGGCCTAATGCAAGTGATGCCCGCCACGGGCAAGGCTTTGGGATACACCGTAGAGCAGCTTCGCAATGAAGACGCCAACATTGAGGCTGGGTTGAAGGCGCTGAAAGAAAACTTGGGCAGAACCAAAAATGACTGGTTGCTGTCTGCTGCGCTGTACAACGCGGGAGACGTAAGCCTCAGCAACACGAATGTTGCACAAAAAGGCATCCCAGCAGAAACGGCTGACTACGTTCAGAAGTTGCAGTCGTATGGCGTGTTCAATTCAGCGCCAGAAGAAGGCGTGGCACCAGAAGGCGGCGTAACAGCAACTGAAGCAGATGGTGCTTCTGCGCCAGTAGCGGTCGGCGGGGAAGAAGAGTTCCCTGCCAACATTGCTGATTTGGTTGAGGAGTCCCAAGCCCGCACCGCTGATGACCGTCAAATTATTGAAGAGGCGCGAGACCGAGCCAAGGCCCAAATTGGTGGCGCTGGTGTAGGTACAGCCATTGCCTTAAAGCGTGCCGCTCCTGCTGCGGTGAGAGCTTCTGCTCGGATGATGGAAGAAGGTCGCATTGCCGCGCAGGAAGCAGCAGCAGCCCGTGCCGCCCAAGCCTCTGCACAGGCCACAGGAGGCGCTGGGCGTGGCCCATTGAGCATCATCCCATCTGGTGGCCCAGATGGCGGGCGCATGGCCCCCGGCACCACGGGCAACATGCCGTTCAACTACGCTAAAGCTGCTGGCCTCACGGACATTGAGGCGGGCCAAGCCTTGGACATGACCAAGAACAAAGGCGGTGTGCATGACTTGTCCAGCCAGCGCAGAGACGCGCTTGGCCGGGTGAATCAAATTGCTCCCAATCAGTTTGTTGAGAACCCTCGCTACGGTGGGCTGATGACTCCTACTGGTGGCGGAGGCGGTGGGGCGCGTGAGTCCATCAGGTTTGCACCCGAAGGAGAGGTGCGTATGCCCGTGGCCGCACCCATTTCCACCGCGCCACCAAAGCCGGGTGGTCTGGAGTACGTCACAAGCCTGTTCAAGGACATGATGGATTCCAAGGTTGGCCGTGGCGCTGGCACGTTCATGCGCTACGCTGCACCGCCCTTGGCAATTGCTGGAGCTTTAGGTGAGGGGGTAAACATCAAGCAACAGATGGACAGGCCCAGCGAACAACGCGACTACGGCGACATGGCCCTATCTGGCCTCGGCGCTGCCGCTGGTCTTGCCTCACTTGCTGCTGCTCCAGCGTTAGCAATACCCGCTGGACTGGCCGCTGCGGGAATCGGAGGCTACCGCTATTTCCGAGACCGCGCAGCAGCAGAACGAGCCAATCAACGGATGACTGGCAGTTCCATGCGCTAAGGCCGCTGGTTCTCCAGCGCCGCAGCAACCTCGGGGTTCATCGCCCGCACAATCTCTACGCAGCGCTCATGCTCTGCTTTAGCAAGATGCGGGTGGGCATATGCAATCAGGTTATTTGCAAACTGAACAATGTCCACCTCGTCGGCCAGTATGGCGTCACGGCGTGGACGGTCAGATTGAAAGAAAATCTGCTTGATGGTTTCTTCAGTCAGGTATTTCATGAGTGTTTATTCTTGAGTTGCCAGAAGGTCAGAAGGTGGACGAACATCAGCCACCCACGGTCAATGTCTGCCGCATCCCATTCCTTGACCACGGCTAGGCCGGGCACCGAGCGGGAGACAAAGACGTTAGCACAGCGTGCCTTGGGTACACCCAGCCCGACGCGGTAAGCCGCAAGCTGCATCAGGTGTTCGTCGTAGGCGTCCACCTTGGCTGGGTCGTTGAACTCCTTGCTCTTTACGTCCACCACGATGCCGTCACCGACGTTGGTGAACAGGTCGCACTTGCCGCCAAAGCCAAGCTCGTGGCCGAAGGAGCGCTCCGCAATCCAAGGCTTATTCCCAAAGTGGCCTTGGAGCCTATCCACACAGCCCTGTACGCTCTGTTCGTGGGCGCGGACTACCTGACCATCGTAGTAGCCCTGAATCGCCGCGTGGATGTCTGTGCCCTCGTTGGCAGCCGCCTTGCCCTGCTCCTTGGAATCCTGCATGACGCGCTTGCAGTAGTCGTCATCCGACTCTTCTGTCAGTTTTGGCAGTGTCAGTGCGGCCATCAGAACTTGATTCATCAACCAAGCCGTCAGAGCGGGCTTTGCAGCCACGTTCAGGATGGTGGTGACAGATGGCACCAGACTCTCGGTGCGGGCGTCCCTGAGCGTTGTATTGCGCTCCTTGCCGTTCTTGCCGATGACGGTGTACCGGGGCACCCCGTCACGGGTATACCAGTGCCCAGATTCTTGAGCATGGTTATTTTTTGCAAGTAAAGTCATTGTGTCCTTATGTATTGTGGTTGAGTGGTTTTGGAAAATTTGCAATAAGCGTTATGGGCTTCTTTTGGATTATCAAAGTAACCAAGAAAAAATCTTTTCCCGTCAATTGCAATTCTGGTTGAGTATTTGCCAGCCGTAGAAACCCAAGTCACGCCTTTGTACCCAGAGGTGTTTCGCTTGTGTTTACCTCTGTTCAAGTTGTTTTGTGAATGTGTTGCAGGGCGCAAATTTTTAATCTGGTTGTTGGCTGGATTGCCATCAATATGGTCTAAAAATTCTGGCAAATATCCGTGATGCATCATAAAAATAATTCTATGCAAAAAATAAGGTTTGCGCTTAATCAGTGTTTTCAAATGGCCTGCGTGACAAACCGTTCCAGCTTCTGAACCTTTTTTCATGCACCCTTCAGATTTTTTGTAAAACAATTTCCCGTCGCGGTATTCAAATCTGTCAATGAAATCTTGTTGAGTCATGGTTTCCCCAGTTGGTTAACAAGATTCCATTGTATACCGACGATTGGTATTATTTATCTAGCTCGGGGTTGGGGCGATTGAATCTTTTTCTTTGCGCTTGCGATACTTGATGCGTGCGGCGCGGTTCATTTCAACGCGCCTCTTAATTTCTGCATCGACCTCTGCCGGGGTCAGCATGTTGCTTGGTCGCGTGCCTTCCAGCATCTCAACACGCCGCTCCAAGGCCTTGAGCGCGGCAAAGAGCTTGTCTTGGTTGTTCTCCAAAAGCCACCGTTCGGCTTCCATTTGTTTTATCTGCTCTGCGATGTACGCATCCATTTGTTTTCTGGTCAAAAGTCCAAACATGTTCTCTCCTACGCCTTGCGGCTAAGTTTCCCCATGTGGAACCCAGCCCACGCGCAGGCCGCGCACAAGATAACTAGGCCCAAACCCATGAGTACGTTGACCACCATCATTTTGCCACCTTCGGCAGTGGATAGGGCACCTTGTTGGTGGGCTGGCAATGACCATCTTCGGAGGCAAATGGCTTGGTCTTGAAGTCTTTGTCCTCCAAGCATCCGGTGTTTCCCGACACGGTGGAACACTTGACCTTGACGAGTTGAGTCTTCTCGGGGTTCACAAACTCCAGCGTGGCCCAGCCATCGCCCTGTGGGCAGATGTTGTCCTGAGTTGAGTCACCCCGGCCCACGATGTCCCAGCCCTTGTACAAGATGTTCTCCTGCCGATAGCGCTGGCCGTTCCACATGGCGTTCTCACGCGCTGTGCCCTTTGCTTCCTCAAGCGAGGCAAAGCTGACTTCGTCTTTGCCACAAGCAGCAAGTGCGCAGGTGGCTGCGATGATTAAAAGAGTGTGTTTCATAAAGTTTTCCGGTGGTTAAAAAAATGGGTGGGGTACTCGCTGCGTCTGGTGGGGGCGGCGATCAACTCGCACAAGACCACACAGCATCCGCTTTCCCCCGTAAATCAATCTGCCCTGCGCATCACACGCTGGCCTCGACCAGCGGCACCTTGCCTGCGCTCACCCGTATCCACAACGAAGCCCTTTCGGATGAGCTTCGCGTAGCGCGGGGAGACGGTCTGGACACCATGCTCTGGAATTAGCCTGACGATGTCATCCGATATGCACCCGTTAGGGAACGAGCAGATGACCTCGTACACGCGCTGCTCTAGTGCAGTGGCGTCAATCGTGTTCGCAGCCGCACGGCTGGTGTCAGGGTCAGTCCTGCGCACCATTGCCCGTGGCTCAGTCTTGCGCACATACTTCCGCTTCTTAGGCTGCGGCGTTGCTGTGAACAAGTCCAGTGTGTTGGTGTCTTTCTTGTCGCGCATGGTTTACTTCAGAACGGGATGTCGTCGTCCATGTCCTCAAATCCACTGCCCTGATGCGGCGCTTGTGGCGCAGTTCGTTGCGGTGGTGACTGCGGAATCTGCATCCGGGCCTTGTACTCAGGGGACTCCTGAATCTTTTTCTTGATGTTGTTGCTGAAGGTCTCAAACACCTGCATGTTGGGGTCATCCAGCGACCACAGCAGCAGTTCGTTGTGCCCCTTGGGTAGGCCAGCCGACTTGATGATGGAAGGCACTGAGTTGACGTTGACAATGTTGGTGTACTCCTTGCCGTTGTTGCCCATCGCCTGCACCACAGAAATCATGGCCCATGCACCCAGCACGTTCTTCAATTCAAACCCACGCAGTTCGTCTGGACGGAAGTCACGCCCACGCCACGATTGCAGGTCAGCACGCAGGGTGGCCTTCTCGGCCAACGACAACGTGTAGTTCTTGCTGATGCTCATGGGCTTGCCGTCATCCATTTGGATGGGTTTGCCGCTGTCATCCTCGCCATGCACTTCAAACTGCATGATGATTTTTCGCTGCATCTTCACTTGCCCTTGGAACTCCGTCTTCTGGGTGCCAAGGTCAATGATGCGGTAACACCGTGCAAGGTGCATCCCCGCTGGTACTGGCTTAAAGTCGCCGCCGCCGCTGTCTGTCGCTATCATTTTTAACTCCTGTTCAAGTTGGTAAATGGGTTGCGGAACACTCCAAGCTCTGCCCGGATAAGGTTCCAGTCTTCCCACGTTGCTTTGCCCGCCTCGGCCCGGTCAATGGCCTCCTCAAGCACCTGTTGCCTCTCTGAAACAAGCTCCTCGTATTCACTCACAACAAGCTCCAGAAAGTTAAACAGGACTGCACTATAACATGTTTAACTTGGGGTTGGACATCTTCCAAAAAATATTTTTCGTATGGTATGATGGGGTGTTAAAAAAAGGATTCACCAATGACACTCGTTGAGTATTTCAATGCTCTACCCCGTGGAGCCAAGTCAGCAATGGCAAAAGACTTAGGGGTGACTAAAACGTGGATTGCTCTGCTCATAGCTGGCACCCGCAGGCCCAGCGCCGCCCTTGCCGTCCAAATCGAACAGTACACCCGCAGGGCAGTTAAAAAGAAAGAGTTGCGTCCTGATTTATTTTGATGTTACACTAACTGCGACATGGCTAGGTTAGCTCCCGAAAAGACGTTTCGTTACCGTCCTGCCTTGTCTCCTACCAGTAACGGCCAACAACGTAAGGTGAAAAATGAGCTTTCAAGCAATGACATGGGCAATAGAGCAGCCCTGCACCAGCGCAGGACAGAAACTGGTTCTGCTGATGCTGGCAAACCACAGCAACGGCCACACAGGCCAGTGCAACCCCTCGCACAAGCTCCTAGCGCAAGAGTGCGCGATGGGCGTATCAACCCTCAAGGGTCACCTGCTCGACCTACAAAGTGCTGGCTACTTGACCATCATCCACAAGTCGATGGAGGGGGTCTCTCTTCCGAACCAGTACAAGCTCAACGGGGTGGGTCAGCTTCTGACGGAGGGTAGGTCAGAAGCTGACCGGGGGGTGGGTCAGAAGCTGGCTACAAAACAGGAAGTTCAACCTGTAAAGGAACCAAAGAATACAACGCCTGACGGCGTTTCTGATGCGGTATGGCGTGACTTCATCAAGCTGCGCAACGCGAAGAAAAGCCCAATGACTGAGACTGCCCTGCGGGGTATTGAGCGCGAGGCTCAGAAGGCTGCTGTAAGCCTAGAGACTGCGTTGTCAATCTGCTGCGCCCGTGGGTGGACTGGGTTCAAGTCTGAGTGGATGAACAAAGACCAGCCCAAGTACCAGCCAGCGCAATTGAGCGCAGCACGGGCCATCTTCGGAGACGAGCGAGGTGCATATGCAGCGCTTACCTGATGGCTGGATTCAGCGCATCTTTGCGACCATGCAGGGCCACTACGGAACTCGCTTCCTGAACATGTGGAAGACGGGTCAGACGCTGGCCGACGGTACGGACGCTGGTGTGGTCAACGCAATGAACCACTGGTCGGAGAAGATGGCCGGGGTAGGCGCGGAGACCATCAAGCGGGCGTTGGAGCAGCTACCGGAAGAGCCACCTACCCTGCCTCAGTTCTTGTCCTTGTTACGCCGCTCCTATGTGGAGCCAAACGTACTGCGGCTGGAGAACAAGTTGACTGCCGAGCAGATTGCCAAAAACAAGCGGCGCATTGCTGAGTTGATTGCGAAGGTGAAGGGATGAGAAAGCCCCGTGCCAAGAAAAGCACATCTATCTGGGTGGAGAAAGACCATGTGCGGATACAGCAAGACCCTGCGGTCATCCAGTACATGAAGGAGTGCGAGGCCCGCGAGTGGATAGCAAGGTTCAACAAAAAAGTGAGTGAGGTTGGCCTACTCCAAACGCAGGCTTGGTGGTACGACCTCAAGGAAAGAATGGAGAAGTCAAGGGGCAAGCCAGCCGTTGACGAGTTGGTAAAACAAATGAAGCAGGAGCAAATCAATGCAAGAAAATCCGTTCAGGAAAAACGTGTTCAGTCAGGGGCAGACCCTGTTCACTCAGCAGGAGTTCAACGAAGCGCTTGAGGACGTTAAGAAGGAAATCATGGCCTACGCTATGCAAGCCACCATGATGGCAATCATGCTTGAGCGAGAAGCCTGCGCCAAGATGGCAGATGAATGGTCAGAATACAACGTGCTAGGCGTGCAAGGACTGGCTGAAGCAATCCGCAACCGCATACCGGAGCAGCGCCAATGATGCCCCTGCAAATTACCCTGCCGTGGCCCCCGTCGGTCAACACCTACTGGCGCATGGTCAACGGGCGGATGCTCATTTCCGCTGATGGCCGCTCCTACCGCAAGGCTGTGGCCGACCAGATGCTCATCCAACGCGCTCAGAAGCATTTTGACGGGCCTTTGAACCTTACGGTGGAGGCTTACCGCCCGGACAACCGCCGACGCGACCTAGACAACCTCCTGAAGGCCACGCTGGACTCGCTGGCCCACGCTGGGGTGTACGAAGACGACTCGCAGATACACGACCTGCGCATCTACTGGGCACCCGACATCGGGGGCATGTTGAAGATAACCATTGAGGAGATGGAATGAGAGAAGTTGACCCACATGAGGCGGTGGACTACATCCTTGTCCACGGCAAGCGTTTTGCCAAAGCAAGGGCAGAGCGCACCTACATCGAAGAGTACCGCAAGAGCCTGAAGGCCATTCTGATGAAGAAGAGCGGCGAGAAGGTGATTGCAGCACAGGAGCGAGACGCCTACGCCCATCATGAATACTTGCAGCTACTGGACGGCTTGAGGGCCGCTGTGGAGGTTGAAGAGAAGCTCCGCTGGGACTTGATTGGCGCACAAGCAAGGGTAGAAATCTGGCGTACACAATGCGCGAATGACCGCGCCGAAGGAAAGGCAACACTATGAAAAAGCTGTTTGTTTTGGCACCGCTGGTGCTGGTGGGTTGCGCATCGCAGCCGATGGGGCAGAACTTGGTCGTGGAGCGAGACGCCCATCCACTGACCCGTGGTGAGCAGATTGAGGCCATGCACGAGTGCCGCAGCGCTGACTTCCGACCCCGCATCATCTACGCCCGCAAGCTGGTCAATGGCCGCTACACCGAGGTAGTGATTGACGTAATCTGCGCGAACAAGTACCTATGATTCAAGTCATCTACATCCCCATCCTGTTCGTGTGCATGAACGGCAACTGTGAGTTCATGCAGTCAATGAAATACTTCACCCGCGAGTCTGAGTGCCGCGTTGCGGTGGAGTCGCAGAAAGAGAACCTGCGCAAGATGGCCCTCAAAGGCAGCGCAATGATTACTCAGCTTGAGGGCACCTGCATCACGCTGAAGAACGGCGTGCTATGACTTGGGTTTTGAAGGTGCAATACGTTGACGAGTCAAAGCCTTGGAAGGAATTGAACTACGCCATGACCTTGACCGACGAGGTTGTTGAAAACTCAGGATTGGGTATACGCGAAGCCTATTTTGCGTTAATGCTGAAAGAACTTGACCGAAAGATTAAAGATGAAAACTGAAGAAGACGAAGCGTTCGATGACCTTGCCCAGCGGCAGGGTGACTGGGGCGGTGGCTTCAATGCCAAACGACAGGCGGCAATGGACAAAATCAATTCCCACTTTGATGAGGCGTACAAGAAGATGCACGAAGACCGCGCCATGTACGGCACATCGTGGCAAAAAGATGGTGAGCGCATCGACCCCATGAGCGTGTACAAAGAGCCAGCAGCAATGGATGACCGTCAAAGGCTTGAGGCCATAGTGTCCGTAATTAACAAGTACCTACCGCCCCTTGGCATGCACATTATGGATGCTATGAGTGCGATTATTAGCTTGGTTGACCCACTGCCGCCCCTGCCAGCGCAGGAGCCTGACGACAACGCGATGCGCCTTGAGTTTGTTGAACACAACGCCGTCAACTCGCGCCGCCACGATAACGGGCAGTTTATTTACGGTGTTGAACAAGAATACCAAGCATGGAAGCAGCAGCGCATGGCCTCACCCCTGCCAGCGCAGGAGCCTGTGGCACGGAGGGATGTGATTGTTGTCAATTTAATGCGTGAGGGCATCAACAAGCATCGAGCAAGAGAACTTGCAGAACACAATCTGCTGACAGCGCACTACAACAAACTCAAACAAAAGAATACATGACTAAAACAGAAGCCCTGCGCATCATCAAGCTGTTGAGCGCAATGGAATCGTGGGCATTTAGCCAGCCCGACAGAAGGCTCCCCGACTATTTGGTTGAAGATGTTGGCAGCGCAATGGATGTGCTTGAACGCATTGTTTTGGAGAAGGACGCATGACCAAATTAACAGGAGCCGCACTTGACCGAGCCGTGGCGCATGTGATGGGGCTTAAAAGCGTAAACAACTGTGAGCAATGGAAAAGAAACATGACTTTGGAAGTGCGCGGTGGTTGGACAAACAAGGATGTCCGCGATATGGAAGACAACGTGGAGCAAGAACGATTTGAGGTGACAGATACCTACGCCCGCGTGAAGCACAGAAGCTCAAAAGACAACAGCGGGTGGTGGAAGCACCCGTTGACAAATAAACTGAAGCATGAATGAACGCTACAAGCCCAAGCCGCCCACTATCCGGGCGCTGCTGCTGGAACACTCCGACGGGTTGAGCGTGTCCGACATATGCGCCAGAACGGGCATTGACTTGAGGGTGACCCGAGCGTGCCTCAAGAAGATGGCGGACGCCTACATAGACAGGTGGGTGCTAGGCGCTCACCAACGCCCGCCAGAGGCCGTCTGGTGCGTTGTGCATGTCCCCGAGGACTGCCCCCGCCCCACGAGGAAGAAATGACCACCAAAGACGAACAACGCCACATGTCGCTCGTGGCCGAGCTTGGCTGCGCCGTATGCAGAAGGATTCATGGCCCTCACGAGCCGGGGCCGGTTGAGCTTCATCATCACAGAACAGGGGTTGGCATGGGGCGCAGAGCAAGCCATATGGATGTATTGCCTTTGTGTGTTTTACATCACCGTGGTAACATGGGTGTTCATGGGATGGGCCGCAAAGCGTTTGAGGCTCATTACGGGTTCACCGAAATGGAGTTGCTTGATGACGTGCGAAGCAAAATTGCTTGATGGCGAGGTGCTAAAAGCTGTCCCGCAGTACCAAGGGTTTATCTCTGCCACGAACAAGGGAAGAATTTACAGTCACCCAAGGGCGGTTAAAAAATTCTCCGCTTTGCTGAACAAAGATGTGGTGCAGCATTACAAAGGCCGGTTCTTGTCGCAGTACCAACGCAACGGTTACGCGACAGTCCGGTTTGGTGTGGACAACAAGAAATTCATCAAGCTAGTCTCTCGGCTGGTGCTGATGGCTTTTGACAGGGAGCCAGCAGCGCGAGAGTTTGCTTGCCACAACGATAGCGACACATCCAACAATTGCCCGGACAACCTTCGGTGGGACGACCAACGAGGAAACATGCGTGACCGGATTGCCAGAAATATGTACCCCAAGGGTGAGCAACACCACGGAGCCAAAGTTCCCGTGGAACTGGTTGACCGTTTGCAACGCAAAGAAATTAGCCCAGCGGAAGCTGCTCGGTTGACGGGGTTTCGGTATACCCACCTATGGCGCATCGCCAAGGGCCACTGCTGGAAGCACCGAATGCCCACACCAGAGCAGAATTGAAAAAGTTAATCGCTCTGAGAGTTCGATAGAAATTATTGTGAAATATTTTTGAGGGGGATGGTTTTCTGTGTAATTCCTTGTTACACTACCAGCACTGACCAAGCAATAGTGCAAGGCAGGTAACAAGGAAAACATCATGCAAGTCTCTCAAGTCGAAATGGCCGCAGTCTCCACCAGCAACGTGGATACCCTCGGTACCCTCCTCGCGCAAATCGCCGAGTTGACCAAGCAAGCTGACGCCATCAAGGACAGCATCAAAGACAGCGCCAGCGCAGGCGGCGACAAGGTTGTCGAAGGTGCTTTGTTCAAGGCTACCTACAGCGAAAGCAACCGCTCTACCGTTGACCACAAAGCCATGTACGCAGCGCTCGGCATCACTGCTGACCAAGTGGCTCAGTACACCAAAACCACCGCAGTGTTCACCGTCAAGGTCACCGCACGTTAATCAAGAGGGCAGCATGACTACAGCACAAATTGCACAAGCCTTGGCGGACTTTGCCGTTAACTTGGAAAACAGCATCAGCATGGAAGAAAGAAAACAAAGCGTGCAATGGCTGGCAGAAAAAATTGGGTCACATGCGGCTAACCAGATTCGCAACATTTACGGCTTAGTCGGCGACTACTACAAAGTTTAATCAACCACGGGGCTTCGGCCCCAGAAAGGAACCACCATGAAAACATCAGAACTGACAGGAGCAGCCCTTGATTGGGCGGTGGCAATGGCTGAGGGGTTCGGCACAGACCAATACATGAGACGCATCGACATCCGTTTGGATGTACGAGGTAAGTGTTCTTGCCTGCTGATTCCAATTAACCGTGAGTATGTGCAATGGCACCCATCAACCGACTGGGCACAAGGCGGGCCAATTATTGAGCAGCATGTTATCGGAACATGGTCAAGCGAGGGTGGGCTTACATGGCACGCAAGGGGGGGCCTAGCATTTCAGGATGTGTTCAACGGCCCAACACCCCTGATTGCCGCCATGCGCTGCTATGTAGCCAGCAAGCTGGGCGATACCGTTGAACTACCAAAGGAACTGACATGAAAACCACTATGACCATGCACTTGCACTATGTCAAATACGACTGGGAGCAGGAAGGCGAATTCCAACTTTATCCCTGCAAGTTTGATGATAGCGAAGACCGCAGTTATGTCGGTGAGCGGCAGGTAGAGATTGAAGTTCCGGACAACTACGACCCACGCGCCCAGCAAATCGCGGCGCTAGAAAAGAAGAAGCAACAGGTGATGGCCGACTTCCAAAACACCATCACTGAAATCAACGCCCTCATCAGCAACCTGCAAGCATTGGAGTACACAGCATGACCACACCAGCAGCAGCAGCGCTTTACCTTGCCCAGCACAACTTTGAGCATGAGGGCCGGGGCAACGCGGTCTACAACCCAAAGGGGTTGCCCGTGGACGAGCTTCCGTGGATTTACGGCTTCAACAACGGGGGTAGCCCCGGTTGGTTTAACGCGATGCTCATATCCGCTGAAGGCCACCATCTTGGAGGCCATGTTTGCTCGGATGAGGGCTACATGCCTGCCGACCTTGGCGTCCTTGAGGGCACCCAACCAGACCGCCATGAGAAGTTCCAGAAACACTACCCAAACGGCTACCGCATGGTCTTTGTGCCCTACCACCGGGTGCGAGAGCATGAGGGCTTGATGGCCGCAATAGCGGCAGCAGACAAATTATTTATTTGAGGAGCAGTCCAAATGACCGACCACATAGTTATCAACGTAGAGACGGGCCAGTACGAGTGTCAGCACTGCGGTGCTACTCAGTCCCCGCCAAAGATGCCCGTGCCCATCAACGACATGCTGGCCCACATGGACATGTTCACCGCTTCCCACAAAGACTGCAAGGCGTCCACTGATGCGTCACCGCCACCAACGGAGTACGAGCAGGGCTTTGCAGCAGGCGTGGGGTTCATCCTGCACACTTTTGAGCAGCAGATGGGCCTACCCCCTTACGATGACCACACGGACATTCTAGAGCGGCTTTTGGACTACTTGAAGCACTAAAGACCATATATGAAATTTCTTTCTGTTTGCAGTGGGATTGAAGCAGCGAGTGTTGCTTGGCACCCATTAGGATGGGAGTCGGTGGCTTATTCGGAGATTGAGCCGTTCCCTTGCAAGGTGTTGCAGCACCATTACCCAACCGTGCCCAACTTGGGCGATATGACCAAATTTAAGGGGTGGCCTGATGCAGATGTCGATGTTTTCGTTGGAGGAACACCATGCCAGTCTTTCTCAGTCGCAGGACTCAGAAAAGGACTGGATGACCCTCGTGGCAACCTCATGCTTACCTATCTTGCCATTGCTAAACAATATCGCCCCAACTGGCTGGTCTGGGAGAACGTCCCCGGCGTTCTGTCCTCCGCTGAAGGACGGGACTTTGGTTCCTTCCTCGGAGGGTTGGCAATCCTCGGGTATGGGTTCGCATACAGGGTGCTTGACGCTCAGTATTTCGGAGTGGCACAGCGGCGCAAACGTGTGTTCGTTGTCGGATACCTTGGAGACTGGCGACCTGCCGCAGCGGTTCTTTTTGAGCGCCACAGCCTGCAAGGGCATCCTGCGCCGAGCCGAAAAAAGGGGAAAAGTTTTGCCGCCAGCATTGCATCAGGCGCTCCTATCAGTGACTACGATGTCGCAGGAACCCTTGACAAAGGAACACCCGGACGAGGAATAGGTCACAACGGCAACTACGATTCACAAGTGGTTTCAGTAGGTAGTCTGTGCGCCAGAACAGGACAAAGCAGAAGTGTGCATGGAGTGGCGCAGCCCATTGCATTCAGTGGACAGATGTCAAACCCGCAGACTGATGTGGACATGACTCAAACATTGGGAGCCAAGAATCCAATGGCGGTGGCAGTCAGTAATGGACATGGTTGGTGGTCGGAAAGTGATGGAACAGCGCAAACCATTGCACTTGCTGAAAACACTATAGGACGCAAGCCTGAGAACGGTGGCAATGGCGATGGGTTTACTGATGGCGGGCCTATGTACACGCTCAATGCAACGGGTGTGCATGGTGTCGCGCAAGCAATGGCGGTACGCCGCCTAACGCCTATCGAATGTGAGCGCCTGCAAGGGTTCCCAGACCGCTACACCGACATCCAGCCCAAGGGCAAGGCAACCCCTGACGGGCCGAGGTACAAGGCGCTGGGCAACTCAATGGCTGTGCCTGTGATGGGATGGATTGGCAAAAGAATCCAAGAAGTGGATGCAGTCTTAAAGACTAGGGAAACCACCTAGAACTTTTTTCACAAAGCGCCAGATAAATCTAATTTTCTGTTACAATACCATCACTGCAATACGCAGGCAACCAAGGAACCAAGATGACACAAGCCGAATTCGACAAGCAAGTAGCTCAAGACGCCCAGCGCCTCATCGAGCAGGGTGCCAAACGCTGGGAAGAGCAGGAGGCGGAAGCCCGCCGCATTGAGTGGCTGCAAGTGCAGCGCCAGAGCCACTACCTGAACATGACGGGCCAGATGGGGGTGGGCGGATGACCCCGTTTGACCGCAAGAAAGCCGCTTACAAGCTCTGCGGGATAAGGGGGCTGCGACCTGATGATGAGGTCATGCAGTTCAGTGCTGACGGCAGCATCGGCAACGCTGTGCCCCGGTGGCAGGTTGTGGCCGACGAGGTTGAGCGCATCTACGAGGTGCTGCAAGCCATCAACGAAACGATGGAGGAAGAATGAGAGCCATCCTCAACCTGTGTGCATTTGCCTGCATGGCAATAGGCTTCGTTGCAACCCTGATGGTGGCCGGGTACGCCTACCACTACTACCAGTACGTCCCTGAGTGCTTCACCGTGCGGGCGTTGTTCACCAAGGAGTGCAGATGACCGAAGACCAAAAGTGGCAGCTTATGAACGCCCTGATGCCGCCAGCGTACTTGGCCGCAATCATCACGCGGATTGCAGATGGCACTATCAGCAGAGCGGGTGCGTTGATTGTGTTCGACACCATCTACGAGCAGAACAGGACTAAGTTGGCCGCAGCAATTGAGGAGCAAGCATGAACATCGAAGAATTGAAACTGGTGCTGGACACCATCCGGCAATTGTCAGGTGACGCAAGCACTGCGGCCTATGCCTACTTTGGCTTGGAGTTTGCCAAGTTTGTGATTGGCTGGGTTGTTGGTGCTTGGCTGATGTTTACCGTTATCAAAACAGTGGCTAAAACGGCAGGAGTAGACCAAGACGAAGCGTTTATGCGCGAATGCCGTGACGCGCTGCATACTGGTTGTCGCGGGTACTTGGATGAAGTAGAGCGTGAAGCAACGCAGCAAGCCATCCGTAAACTGATTCAGGAGAGCAAGAAATGAAAGAAGAAACCACAACCATCGACCCAACATGGATGGAGAAGACAGGCGGCTATGCCCGCGACATGACCCTGCGTGATGAATTTGCGGGACGGGCGATGCAGGGGCTGCTTGCTACTGGAGAAGATTATCAAGACTCACTTATTGGTGGTGGTTGGAATTGGTATGCAGAAGCCTCTTACGCAATGGCAGACGCAATGCTGAAAGCGAGGGAGACAGTATGAATGATGCTGACGGGAATTACGTTAATGCATACGACTTGGGTGGGCTTGATGCCCGCAAGATTTGCATCGACATGGTGATGAAGGGCACAAAAAACCCCGTGCAAACAGACACACTCAAAGCCCTACAGCGCGACCGCAGACGCATTGCCATGCTGATTGCAGGCGACAGCAAAGACCTGCGTAAGCTAGTCGATTCCTACACGATGGCAAGCGAGGAGGACGGGAAATGAACAAACGAGACATGAAGCGAGACGCGGAGTTAGCCGAGCAATGCGAGGTCAACCCCTCTGAATTTGATGACAAAAAGTACGCCAAACTTATCCGTGCCGACGAGAGTGAAGAGTGCGCCAAGTTGTGTGAGGAGTTTGCACGCAAGTGGTGGTCAATCCACGGCGCTAGTAATAAGCACATGGAGACAACGCGCAAAGCGCACGACGATTTCTGTGCCTTGCAAGCTGCCATCCGAGCAAGGGGCAAAGCATGATTGACGACGATGATGACTACGAGTACCTTTTCGACATCTTGTACACCGTTTTTGGTGTGCTGGTCGTACTCTTCGCCATCATCGGTTTTGGTGCCATTGTTTTCGTTGTAGTAAGTTTGCTGTAAGGCGTGAGTGGGCAACGAGGGTTTTTTTTGAATCTCCCCTCTTAACCGCGCCAGTCAAAGTAGTGGGCACCTTATTCACTGCGATTTGACCGACTCGCCCCCGTAAGGGGCAACTTTGTGTTAGAATACTTTTGCCAACGCACAGTAATCGGACAGGGCTGGTCGCAGGTCACTCTACTGAAGCTCCCTGCGCTGGCACTTACACGCATGGGTACTGGAGCCTGAGTCCGCAAGACTTAGTAGGCCCGCCAACTGATAGTCAGAAGTCCTAGGCTACTTTTGAATGAGGTGGGTTAGATAGCCAGTACCCAGCCGTGTTGGTGGGAAGGAGCAAACCCCAGTGGGACGGGGGACGAGGGTAATGCAGAGCGAAGGGCCACTAACCTGACGCAACGCAAAGCAGTCGTAAACGGAGTGGCGGCTAGGGGTAGTGCCTGAATGTGTCCACACCGAACCACCGACAACTTATCCGCCTGTTCGCAGGCTACGCAGAACGCAATGACAAGCCTCTGCCTACGGTTGCACCGTCTGACGCTTCGGAAAGACGAAGGCCATCACGCATGGGGACTGGTCTCGGCATGTTGCCGTGATAGACGGAGCCGCCAGAACAGGCCAGCCTCCAGCCGTGTTGGTGAATCCTCGGACTGACGAGAAGCCTGTGAATCATGCGCTCCCTATACGCACCACAGGACACCGTGAGCTGGAGTTCAGTACCAGCCACCAACAACTTTTATCGCGGGGTAGGAAAGCAGTAATCCGTCTGGCTCATAACCAGAAGACCGCTGGTGCGATTCCAGCCCCCGCAACCAGTTACACTGGCCCGCATAGGAATAAGGATTCACCATGCCAGAAACTACCGCTAAGCCGCCCAAACGGCCCGCAAAGCCCAAAACGACCACAAGCCAAGGGGTAGACACACCCGAGGCCACAAAGAGCAACGCAGGGGCACCCACTACCTACACAGAGGAGATGGCAGAACTTATCTGTAATCGCATCAGCAGTGGGGAGAGCCTCAAGTCAATCACCAACGAGCCAGACATGCCATGCCAGACGGCGGTGTACGCTTGGTTGCTGAGAGACCCTGAATTCGCGAAGAGATACGCACGCGCACGCGAAGAACAAGCTGACACGCTGGCTGACCAAATTGTCCAGATTGCTGACGAGCGGCCCGAGGTGAACCCCATCATTGACAGCAAGACTGGCGAACTCATCCGCATCGAACTGAGCAGTTCCTACATCGCTTGGCAGAAGAACCGCATTGAGGCACGCAAGTGGACGGCCATGAAGCTCAGGCCCAAGAAGTACGGTGACAAACTAGAGTTGGGTGGTGACCCCGACAATCCCTTGAAGTTTGAGGTGAAGATTGAGGCCGAGCAGAGTCTGGCCGAGCTTGTCAAGCACGCCGAACTCAAGCGTCAGGCAGCGAACGCAGAATGATTCACCACATCCCCGAGGGCAACAGCATGAGGCTGGGCCTGAACTACCGCAAGGCACCGGGCGGTTTTGTCATCTGGTGGGCTTGGTACAACTTTCACAGGCATGAGGCCACCGCTTATCGTTTTCGCCTGCGCCTGCACATGAAGCCCCGCATCATTTTGTCGGTCAGCAAGTGGAACATCATTGACAGCTACTTGGTGAATCTCAATCTGGCGCTGGTGAATCGAGAGTGGCTGGAAGAAACATACGCCAGCGAACGTGAAAAAAGACGCCGCGCTAAAGCCACCGTTCAGTTTGGCCCATGACCGACATCATTGAACTGCTGGAAGACCCGGCAGTCAAGAGAGACCTAGCCAACGCCAGCCCTGAGTACGTCATAGCGTGGGCGTGGCGGATGAAGTGGCTCACGCAGGCCCATGACCACCAGATACTTCCCCACGGCGACTGGTGGACTATCTGGCTGCTGCTGGCGGGGCGTGGTGCCGGGAAGACCCGTACCGCCGCCGAGCAGATAGGGTGGTGGGCCTACACCGAGCCGGGGACACGCTGGCTTGTTGCAGCCCCGACCAGTGCCGACGTGCGGGCAACCTGCTTCGAGGGCGACTCAGGTTTGCTGGCCGTCATCCCCAAGGCGCTGATAGCCGACTACAACAAGACCGCGCACGAGCTACGCCTGACCAACGGCTCCCTCATCAAGGGCATACCCGCCTCCGAACCTGAGCGCTTCCGTGGCCCGCAGTTCCACGGCGGTTGGTGTTTACCTGCGGGCACACTCATCTTGATGCCTGACGGCACACAGCGGCCCGTGGAATCCATCCAAGCTGGGGATATGGTGCAGACCCGCTTTGGCCCGCGCATGGTCACAGCATCAGCGCTGTCTGGCAACCCAAACCAACTGGCGGCTATTGATTGTGGCGCAACGAGCTTGACATTGACGACTGACCATCCGATACTGGTGGGGACTCGGTGGATTCCCGCTGGCGAACTTACGGAAGGTGATTTGGTATGGGTGGCTACAAGTACATTGGACGCAGACATGCGCACAGGGTGGTCTACGAGCAGCACCACGGCCCCATCCCAGCCGGGTGGGTTGTTCACCACAAGGACGAAGACAAGGGCAACAACGACCCAGCCAATCTGGAGGCCATGCCCCGAGGCCAGCACCAGCGACTACATGCCACAGGACAACCGGCCTCTGACAAGCAGCGTGCCGCCGCACGCAAAACGCTGGAGCGATTACGTTCCCCAAAAGATGCGAAGTGCATTCAATGTGGCGCAGGCTTTGTGTCGCACTCTGCGAGAGAGGCTGGCAAGTTCTGCTCCCGGCCTTGTGTGGAGCAATGGAGGAATGCCAAGTTTGCGCCAGAGCCACGCAACTGCATCGTCTGCCAGCAAGAGTACATGGCAGTCAAAAGATTCCAGAGGTACTGCTGCAAAGCCTGTGGCGCAAAGTCCACTGTCAGAACCTATCGCACTCAGGCAACTGGCGGTACGCCGCGTCGAACGCTTGCCCAACTGCCCAACCTACAACCTGACGGTTGACGGCGAACACGAGTACATAGCCAACGGCATCGTTGTCCACAACTGCGATGAGCTTGCTGCGTGGGACTACCTCCAAGCCGCGTGGGAACAAATAATGTTTGGTGTCCGCCTAGGCGAGAGGACGAGACTCATCTGCACCACGACACCCAGACCGAAAGACCTCATCATCGAACTGGTGGGCCGGGACGGCGACGATGTGGCGATGACCACGGCCTCAACCTACACCAACCTTGCCAACCTGTCCAAGAACTTCCAGAAGCAGATTCTCCAGTTTGAGGGCACCAAGCTGGGGCGGCAGGAAATCTACGCCGAAATCATCGACCCCGAAGAGGGCGGCATCGTCAAGCGCAACATGTTCAAGCTCTGGCCTGCGGGCAAGGAGTTCCCCAAGTTCGAGTACATCGTCCAGTCCTACGACTGCGCCACCAGCGAGAAGACCCAGAACGACCCGACGGCTGCTGGAACGTGGGGCGTGTTCAAGCCACTGGACGGCCCAATGTCGGTCATGCTCATCGACTGCTGGCAGGACAGGCTCCAGTACCCCGACCTGCGCCCCAAGGTCATGGACGAGTACGAGGTGGTCTACGGAGAAGGCCGGGACAAGAAGCGGGTTGACCTCGTGCTGGTCGAAGACAAGTCCGCAGGCATCAGCCTGATTCAAGACCTTCAGAGGGGTCACCTCCCGGTCATGGCCTACAACCCCGGCAAGGCCGACAAGGTGCAGCGCCTGAACATCGTGTCCAACATCATCAGCCGTGGCCGGGTGTGGATACCTGAGTCGGACGGCAAGAAGGGCTACGTCAAGGACTGGGCCGAGCCGTTCGTCAGCCAGATATGCAGCTTCCCCGAGACCACCCACGACGACTTCGTGGACATGTGTACGCAAGCCCTGCGCTACCTGCGGGACGCTGGCTGGCTCAATGTTGACCCACCGCCAAGGGAAGACTACGACGAGGATGACTACGAAGACTCAGGCAAGAAGCAGCGCCGGGTGAACCCATATGCAATTTAATAGGAGAAACCATGACTCAAGAGCAACGTGAAATTACTTATGGAGAGAAGGCTGTTGGCCTGACCTTCAATCCCGGCAACAACAAAGACGTTGACAGGTGCAAGAAGGCATTTGCAAACATCATTGACAACATGAACGACCTACGCGATTCAACGCATAACCCAGAGGTCAAGCGCATGTGCAGTGTTGCAATCACTGAAGCGCAGACCGCGCAGATGTGGGCTGTCAAAGCCATCACTTGGAAAGTTTAAGGAGACCAACATGACCCAACCAACCGACCCGTGGATTAACCGCTCTCAAGGCATGAGGTGCAAGTCCTGCATCTGGTACGCCCCCAAGGTTCCAACCTCGCTCAACATGCCCGATGACTACCGTGGCATTGGCCGCTGTCGCCGTCATGCTCCCATGCTGGGTGGCTTTCCCATCGTCTGGTGCGATGACTGGTGCGGTGACCATCGGCTTGATGAGAACAAGCTGGGCGGGTAATTCCGTGTTACACTTCGGGCATGAAAGCCCAAGACCTTCCTCGACCGTCTATCTCTGTGCGTGGCGCAGCGGTAGCGTTCTCGCTTTGGAAGCGAGGGGTCGCAGGTTCAAATCCTGCCGCACAGACCAACAGACGCTGACCTACATCTTGGCATGTAGCTCAGTTGGATAGAGCAACAGCCTTCTAAGCTGTAGGTCACAGGTTCGATTCCTTTCATGCCAGCCAATAACCACCAAGGAAGCACAAGGACGCACACGGCCTCATTTTTGTGCTACACTGACCGCGTTGTCGTCGAAAGCAACAGATGAAAGCCGTTACTCATGCATTGGCCTCTAGGGATACTTGGAGGTTTCGACCCAGTGCAGTAGTAACGGCTTTTTTTACGTCCGTCTTTCTTCGCAGCCGTCAGGGCGCGTTAGCTTTAGCTTGCATCGGCTGAACCCATGAAAGACCGTACCGTGCTTCACCCCATGTGTGCGTCCAGCCTCTCTGCTAGGGACTGGATAAGGTAGGGGGACATGGTGAGACAAGACCCCTTCCGAATGAATAGCAGCCTTACAGGAACGCTAGGCGGTGCAACAAGTGCGCCCGCTGGGCGAGGGATGGGAGCCACGGCTTCTCACCCTTGGGGAACCTATGGTGTAATCCCAAACATCTCCCCACAAGAGGCTGGACATGACTGACGCCAAAGCACGCCTGCTACAGATGATTGCCGACGAACCTCACATGG